GATAACGGAGCTCTCCGACAAGTCACGGCGGCGGCTGGCGCTGGTGGCGCGAAATGTCGAGGGTCTTACTCATTTGATTACGCTCACCTATCCAGGGGAGTGGTTGGAGGTTTGTCGAGATGGTCGAGAACTCAAGCGGCATATGGGGGCGTTTCGTAAATGGCTCGTCCGTCGAGGAATTGGAGGGCTCTGGTTTGTTGAGTTCCAGCGACGTGGCGCGCCTCACGTCCATCTTCTTGTCAATGGAGGCGTGGGTTTTGCGGCTGCGGCTGATGCTTGGTACCGAATCGTGGCGAGTGGAGATGAGCGCCACCATAGAGCCGGAACTCGGGTCGAGGCGCTCCGTCTGTCTGACGGTGCGGCGCGGTACGCGGCCAAGTACGCGAGCAAGTTCGAGCAAAAGCTAGTACCTGAGTACTTCTCGGGGCTTGGCCGGATGTGGGGGCTGTTTGGCGGCGTCAAGCCTCATCGGTACGAAATCGAGGGGGCGCTGTCAGGCGAAGTGGCCCGGGTGCATCGGGTCGTGCGGCGGCTGCAGGTAGCGCGGTCGCGAGGTCGTGATCTGAGGTTCGCTGACGCAGGTGTGCATGGCTGGACCAGCTACGGGGTCGGGGCGGCTGTTGAGCAATACGTGCGCTGGCGGCGCGGGGAACGGGTACCCGGTCGGCTGTTTGGGGTGGGTGTTGCGCATCTGGCACATCCTGTTACATCGTCGGAGTTTGGCGACGTGGCGACGTGCGCAGTTTGAGAGTAATTCGTAGTGGAACGTCGGATAATGTATCTTCGTGGGCTGCCGTGTTAGGGTGTTACACGGGCGGCGAAACTGTGGGGCCTAATCCCTCGTTTCGTCGCCCTCGCCGCCCTAGGCGGCGGGGTTTGTGGCGACGTGACGAGGGATGGGTGATATGGTGGCTTCTACAAACAACTTAGGTCGCGGATTAGGCCCGCTGCTAGGTTCTCAAAGAGGGCCGTTCGAGCTCTCATAGAGCGGGCCTGACCGCGACACCATGTCGGAGGTGTCCAGTGGTCGAGGCCAAAGAGTCAGAAGTAGTCGAGGACGAGCCCGGGGACTATTCCCATGGGCGGCTCGTCGGGTTGCGGGAGCGGGTGGTTCCGTTGAAGGAACCGAACCGCCAGGGCGAGACTCAGTTTCTCGTCTATCAGGTCGTTCTCGATATGGGCGACACCAAGCGGTACATCGACTTTCCGACCTTGGAGTCGGCCAAGGATGCGCTCGGGCATCATCAGGTCGAGGACGTGGTCTGGGTTCGTCGGGCTGAGGTCGTGCGTAACGGGCGCGTCTACCACCAGGGAGGCGCGGGCGAAGTTGGGCAGACTGGCGGCGGTTGGGTGGCCTTCTGATGGGGCTGCTGTGTGACTGGTGCTGGTCTAGGCGGGCGACTACCTTCGTGCCCATGGGTGCGGATTTGCGGCTTCACGTCTGCGCCGGGTGCGGTGATCGTGTGGCCGGGTATGAACTCAACGCGGAGGCCGTGGCAGCGGTCAAGGCTGGCGCGGCGCGGCGCGCGATCGAGGACCCCCACCCTCGGCTGCCGCTGTCGCTGTGAGCCTACTGCGGCGGGCACGTGCCCGGGTGCAGGACCTTGGCGGCGGGGAGGGTGATCCCTTCTCCGTCGCGGAGGACGTCGATACGTGCAGGCGATGTCAGGTCGGGTTCGTGGACACGGATGATGGGGGCGGGCTGTGCATCGAGTGCGAGCAGGCGATTGATGCCGACGAGGCATACGCACACGGATATCAGCATCGGGCGGGTTTCTGAGTTGGTCTGGCCGTGGGTGGCGCTGTTCTTGTTAGTGACGGCGATCCTGATGCGGGCGGCGGTGCCGTGAACGTAGTGTGTGGTCTGGCGCGGCGGCTTCTGACGTGGGCCGCTGCGGTGATGGTGGCGGGGGCTGCGCTGGTCGCGGTCCCCGTTGCCGCGTCTGCGACAGATACGCTCTCGGCGCATATCACGGCCAACCAGACTGTGAATATTAACTGCGGTACGGCTGTGGTGTCGGGGCTGTCGTTGTCGATCACGCCTGCGGCGGCGGCGGATTATGGGGTAGCGGTCGAGCTGTACGGGACTGATCCGAGCTACATGTGGTCGACTTCGGTGCTGGTTGATGGTGCCGTGGTGGCAGGGTATCCGCAGGCATCGTTCGCGCATCCGACCACGGAGTCGAACGGGTATGACGTGAGCGCAACGGGTGGGGCGAACCTGAGCGCAGCGGCGCATACGCTGACGGTCCAGATCGAGCCTCGGGTAGGGTGTTCTACGCTGACGTTGATTAGGGCGGCTCTGGTAGCGTGGCCGCTGGCGGGCGGGAGCTCATCGGGTGGTTCGTCGGGCATGACTAACCCCATGACGACCGCGCAGGATTTGATCGTGGGCGGTACGGCTGGCGCGCCGGGGCGGCTCGGGGTGGGGACGGCTGGTCAGGTGCTGGTGGTGAGTGGCGCTGGCGTGGTGTCGTGGGGTGCGGCGAGCTCTGGTTCGGGCATCCTGACCGCGTTCTCGGGTTCGGGGCTCAGCACTATGCAGTCCCTGAACTCGCTGGGTCAGATCGGCGTCGAGGGCGTCTGGGTTCTGGCGGGCGCGGTCTTGGCGGTCTGCTTCGCGTTGGCTTTCGGGCCGCTGATCAATCGGACCTGATGGTCACATCGGCGGACGCGGCGCAGTTGATGATGTACGGCTTTTCAGCGGGCGTGGGGCTTTTTCTGGTGGTAGGTCTTTTGATCTACGGGGTGCTCCATGCCCTCCGCTTCATAGAGTCCGCGTAGCGGGTTCGGCGGGAATCAAGGGAGGTAGAGGTAACCAAGTGTTCGCAGTTACTGACTATTCGGCGCTGCTTGCGCCGATTCAGACCGAGGCTCTTGCCGCAGTTGGTGCCGGTGTTGTGATCGGCATCGCGGTTTTCGCCCTGAAGTACGGGCCACGTATCGCGAAGTCCATCGCGACTTCACTCGCAGGCCGCTAAGGGCCTATGTCGGTCAGGGACACTCTTGCGGGGGTGTCCCTGCCTTCCTTGGGGTGGGGGCGGTGGCTCTCAACACTCGGTCTAGGGCGAGTGTTGATCGGGGTGGTGCTAGGTATCCTGATCGGGTCGTGCGCGTCGGCCCGGACGTCGGCTTACTACCAACACCTTCTGACGCGGCCATCAGTCCAGGTGTCGCCACGGTAAAGCGACTTACGGTCGCGCTCCTGGGGGCGCTGCTGCTGTTCGGTGTTGGTCAGGCGGGGGCGCTGCAGCCGGTCGGGGTCAGGCCCGCCACGGTGGCTCATGCCTGTCTGGAGGATGGCTGTACGGTCGAGGCGGGCGCGTTCGTGACCTGTTTGTCGAACGATGCCTGTCGAAATGCGGTGGTGATCGCGTGTGTTGCGATTCTGGGCTTCGTGGTCGGGCCGCTGACCGCGAACGACGGCATCGTGCCGCTGCTGACGGCTGCTTACAATGCGGCGAGCTCGGCCACGAAGTGGGCGCTGGATTCGTTAGCGGGGACGATCAGTAATGCGTACAGCCACGCTCAGGCGTACTTTGCGCCGTCTGCGGCTGAGAAGGCGGGGCTGCAGAATCTCGCGATTGCGGTATCGGTCGCGCAGGGTATGGATTTGGTGACCCCGGGTTTCAACTGGGGCTCGTGCGGGACCTGTCCGGCTGCGGGGCAGTATCATCGGGTTGCTCCGGCTCTGCCGGACAGCATGACAGTGGTGTTTACGTCGCCGGTGTTCTCGACCTGTACGGGGACCTGCACCCTGTATTTCGCGCCGGACTGGTACAACGGAGCAGACGAGCCGCTTACTCAAGACGTGATCTTGATGTCGTGGAAAGCTCTCAGCGCAAGCGGCGCGATCGTGGCGTCGGGGGCTACTACGTATGTCGTCGGTGGGGGGCTGCCGTCAATCAACTACGATCCGGAGAGCTCTTGGACGGGCATGACAAGCGCGCCGGTCACTTTTACGGCGTCGTTTGGGCTAAGTAATGCGGGACGGCCTGATATTTCGACGGGGCTGGCGCACTCGTACTACTTCCAGGGGTGGAGGTTCCATCTGTCGGGGCCAGGGACTGGTGAGGCCGTGTCGCTATATGACGTGGGGCATCAGGCGGACTATGCGCTGGGTACGTTCCTGGTCAATCAGACGGCGGGATATTGGGATCGCATCGGCTTCTCGAATACTGCGACCCCGGACCCCGGGTCGCTTGGGCATGGCATCGGTGACCAACAGATAGCGATTGCAACCGGGAGCGGGGCTGCGGGCGCGGGGCTGCTGACGTCGCTGATCGGCAAGACGGTCCACAAAGACAGTACGGGGCAGGCGATTGGGGCGACCCCTACGGTGACGGATGCGAATGGGGCGGTGGTGCCCATCGTTCAGCCAACGACGCAGACGGCGATCAGCGCGCAGACCGGCACAAACACCAATATCCTCTCGATCCCTGCGGCTATCGCCACGGCGATCACGGCGACAGCGGCATCCGTGGCGTCACTGGTCAACCTGCTTACGAACTTCTTCGACCTGAGTCGGCCCATCGACACATCGTCATTCCGGTCTAATGCGTCGCTTATGTCTATGGCGTTTCCGTTCTCGATCCCGTGGGATGTGGCGCGAATGACACATTTAGCCTTTGACGTCGCGCCGGTCACGCCTTCGCTGACGTTCTCGCTCTGTATCAGCGGCGGTCACGTGTCGAGCTCCTGCAGTAATCCGCCGTCTTTGTCGCTGGCGATCCTCGACCCGTTCATTGGGTTCATTCGGTGGGCGCTGCTGCTGATGTTCATCGTTGGCATTGCCTACGGCTACCGGCGTCTGGCGGGGGCGTCGGTGTGACTGATATACACAGCATGCAAAAGTGCGGCGCGTGCGGTGACTACGGGATGGGTTTTCATGAGCACCATCTGGACGGTAGGGCGTACGGGACGGCGACGGTGCGGTTATGCGTGGGGTGTCACGTGGCTCTGCATGAAGTCGCGTCTAAGCTGCTCGCGCGGTCTGACAAGGCTCTGATGCGGCTGATGGTGCGATTCGTGTACTCGCAGATGCTGGTAAGGGCGGGGGCGGAGTCATGATCGACATTCTGAACGTGATCCTCAATGCCTTCGGGACGATGGCGACGGCGGCGCTGGCGCTCTTGCCTACCGATCCTCTTGGGATGGCGGGGTCGCCGGCGACAGGCGGGCTGATGGGTTACGCGGCGTACTTCCTGCCGCTTCATGAGGTCGGGCTGATCCTGGATGCCCTGGTCGCGGCTACTCTGCTCTGGTACGTGGTGCGGGTCGCGCTCCATTGGGCGAAAGTCGCGGCGGGCTGATGCTACAGCTGTATACCGGGACCCCGGGGAGCGGTAAGAGCTATCACGCGGTCAGGGAGGGGCTTTGGCAGGCGCGGCGCAAGTTGGTGGTCGCGAACTTCGCGGTGTCGAACGCTCCTGAGTTGCGGCAGTTGGAAAATGGGCGATGGGTCGGTTGGATGCACATCTCAGACGACGATATGTCGGTCGGGGCGATGATCGGGATCTATGACAAGTACCTGAGAGAGATCCATCGGGAGTCGTCTGCGCTTTGGATCATGGATGAGGCGCAGCGGAAGTTCAACACTAGGGAGTGGAATCAGCCTGAGCGCAAAGATTGGGTAACCTTCGCCTCGCTCCATCGGCATTTGGGCTTTGACGGCATCTTGGTGGTGCAAGACCTCTCTCTACTCGACGGTCAGATGGGGGCGATGTGTCAAGAGCAGATGAGGCATCGTCGCGTCAATCGTCATATGCCCTTCAAGTGGGTGCCGTTCATGCCGCCGGTTTTCGCAACGGTCACTTATCAGATGCACACTAAATTGAAAGGTGAGCTCGGGCTGCTGTTTCTGAAGAAGAAGGTGGCGGCGCGGTATGACTCGCTGCAGGTTTTCGATATGGGGCGGCTGTCGGCGCTGTTCGGTCGTGGCATCGGGTCCCCGGCCCGGTCCCCCGCCGAGCGGGGGTCGGCCCGGGGTACGGTGGCCAGGGGTCCGGTCAGGGTTCCGAGCAACGGGGCTCAGGTCGGCAAGTAGTGCTGCGGTACTTGGAGCGGCGGGTTGTCGGTGGGGTGCTGGTTTGTGTGGTCTTGGTTCTGCTCGGGCTTCGTTCCTGCCACACTTCGCCACTCCTGGGAGCGACGTCACCAGTGAGCTCTCCGTCTGTTGAATCTTCCTGCTATGGCGGGTGGGTCCCGGATCAGGCGGGCAAATGCCACCCTTCGCGGTGATGCGCTCGCCCTCTCTGGCCAGACCGGACCTCGAAGGCCGAACACACATGACCCCTGGGTCACATTCTCTTTTTCCGGGTCTTAGAACGGCTCTGAGCGGGGCGTTTTCGGGCCGGTCGGCGGTTTTTGGCTGACGTGGGCGGTTAGCGCGGGTGGCTGCCGGATTAGGCCCGGTGGAAGTGGCAGGCTGGCAGGAGCTCGGCTCCCCTGGGCTTGTCTATAGTTCCATAAGTGACCGCGCGGCAGACCGCGATAAGCGGCTGCGGGGGCGGGCGGTCGTGTACCGGCAGGACGTACAGGTGTCGCGGATGCTGGCGGTCAAACGTCGTGGGGATGGTCGGCGCGGAGCGATAACGGAGCTCTCCGACAAGTCACGGCGGCGGCTGGCGCTGGTGGCGCGAAATGTCGAGGGTCTTACTCATTTGATTACGCTCACCTATCCAGGGGC